CCCACCGCATGCACACTTCGCCGGTGCCGGGGGCGGCGTCGGGCCCACTTCCGGGGCGAGGCTCGCATAAGCCGCGGCGACGGCCGCGGCGGCGCGTGGCGGTTCGCGGTCGATCTCAGCCGGGTCGGCGGAGAGGCTGGCCAACAGAGCGAGGAGGGAGCGGTAGAGGGTCATCGGGTTGCGCCTTCATCGGCGGGCTTCTCCGGGGCGGGCGATCGCCGCTCCTTCTCTGCCCGCATGTCCGACTTCCAGACCTCGAAGCCTTCCTCGCACAGCGACGGCGGCCCGCCTTCTTCGTTGGGCACATCGCCGCGGCATTGCGGGCAACCGTCGTAGTGCTTGGCGTATCGCGGATAGATGACTCGCGTCTCAAGGTTTGAGAGCTTGCGATCGAGAGCCGCCAACGTCCTTGGGATCAGCCCGGCCGACTGAAGCCGCTGGTCATGGTTGGCCAGCTTCGCTTCGATCTTGTCGATCCGATCGATGGCGGCGCTGAGCCTGATTCGCTGCTGGAACGGGAACAGCCCAAAGGCTGCCGCTCCAATCAAGAGCGGTATCGCAACGATGGCGACCAAGATCACGCCGATCCATTCACGCAGCTTGTCGATGGGCGTCATTTGGCTTTCTTCCAGCGATACCGTCGAAGGGAGTAGATATTCCACAGCGTCCCGTCGTTGCTCTCGAGCATCCAACCCCAGCCCATGTCGCGGATCACGAAGTCTTTCGTGCCCTTGTGCGGGATGTGAACCGTGACCGCATCGCCGGGCCTGAGCGGCAATTCCCGATGCTGCATCGGGATCAGTGCCAGCAGCAGGATTCCGACGAAAGCCGCCATCCTCACCAGCCCTCCCCGTGGTCAACCACCCTGTGCCCGTCGGCATCAACCGCCGGCGCGTGGACAAGCTGCCGGCCGTCGGCCTGCGGCGGCGCCTCGGCGGCAAGCGCCATCCACAGCCCGAGCCGCGCGGCGATCCGGGCCAGCCGGCCGACGGCCTGGAGGACCGGCCGCTGCGGCGTCGGGTTGATCGGGCTCGACGGCGAGGAGCCGAGCCACCAGCCGAGGGCGAGACAGACGGCGACGGTGGCGATAGTGCGGCGGTCGATCAGCATGGCGGCCTCAGGGGGCGAGAGAGAAAACGTCTGCGATCAGGCGGGCGGGTTGCAGGCGGGCGGCGGGGGCGGGTTGGAGCCAGTTGCCGTTGTCGAGGGGAACCGGCTCCCAGTTGGCTGTGGTCGAGTAGGCCCACGAATCGCCAGCCGCGGCCACTTCCTCGAAGTCCTCGCGGACGATCCAGAAGGAGCCGTCGGGCTGGTCGGCGGGGAACTTCCCGCCTCCCTGCGGCGGCCATGTCACATCCCACGAGTTGAGAACGAGAGCGCCGTCTCGCGGATTCTTCGTCCCCGGCGGGGCGTTCGCGGCCCATCTGAGGCCAGCCACCGCCATCTGGTGCGGCCATGTCCCGTTCCGCCGGATGAAGCCGTCCGCATCGCGGGCGCTCGCCTGGAATCCGACGTTGCTTGCGATGGTGACCGGCATCCCGGCGGACAGCGCGTGGACCAATTCTGTCCAGGTGGATACCCGCGACACCTTCTGAATCGGGTGCTTCTTCGCCTCGGCATCGAACTTCCCGTCGTCGTTCTTCCCGCCGTTGCCGTACGCGCCCCAGTCACGCTCGAGGTGCTGGCCATTCGTCAAGTCGAAGCCAAAGGCGGTATAGGGCTGCTGATATGTGATGCCCCAATCCCGCACCCACTTCGCCGCATGGAAGCCAGTGCTTCCGTCGCTGAATCCGCCGTATGGCTGCCGCCCGTCTCCGGGCCTGCCCCGCGCCTCGACGCGGGAACCGCCATAGATCGACGGCGTCGAGGGTCGGAGCGGAACTTCGCCCCGGAGTCCTGCTTCCCATGCCACCGCCTCCGCCAGATAGACCGCGTGTTGGGCACCGTGCGCCACGCACGAACCGACCGACGCTTGGTTGCTGACCTTGAACGGGATTCCGTACCGCTTGCGGCTGGCTTTGTCGGCCGCGCGCCAAAGGAAAACGTCCTGGCCGATCGGCACGGCCATCGCATCGGGGGCCGCGGACGCGAAGACGCCCTCGCGGCCCATCGCGGAAACGAACTCGTCAGCGCCGACGATGTCGGCCTTCCAACCGAACCGGCTCTCGACCTTCCCGGCGATCCGGTGCGTGGCCCGCTCGACGAGAGCGCCGATGACGGCCGCGAAGATCACGAAGCCGACAGCGGACCACGACCACATCTGGGCCTGACGGCGAGTCATGCTGTGGCCTCCAACGGGAGAACGGCCGCGGCAATCCGTGCCCTTGCGATCTCGACGTACTCGGCCTCTCGCTCGATGCCGACGAAGTCAAAGCCCTCGCAGACAGCGGCCTTGCCCGTCGAGCCCGAGCCGGTGAACGGGTCGAGAACGACCCCGCCGGGCGGCGTGACGAGGCGGCAGAGATACCGCATCAAGGCGGTCGGCTTGACGGTGGGGTGATGGTTGCGGCTCTTGTTGTGGTCCTTCGTCTTTGGGGCGTGGTCGGTTGTCCCTTGCCACTCGCCGTACCGATTATTTCCGCGTTCCCCCAGGCCATCACACCCTTCATCCCGATCCGCCTTGCTCGCCTTCGCACAGTAGAAGAAGCGGGCGGCGGAACCGGAGTCGGCCATTGGCCCAACTCGACCGCTGCCGCCACTCACCTTTCCGTAGACCGCATTGCATCCGCGGGCTGCAGGAAACGCCCCACCGTCACGCTCCGGAAACAGCCCGACAACTTCCTCGCTTCCGTCGTGGATCAGGTTCGCGGGCCAGCGACCCAGTTGCTCTGCCTTTTCTACTGCCGCAGTTCCTCTTGCTATGCAATCTGCGACGGCTTTTGCGTCGTGTTTCCAGGGGCGATCCCAACCTTCGTTTTTAGTGCTAACGCGACCGCCGTTCAGCTTGTCGCCATTCGCCCCCACCCTGCACCCATCGACATTGATCCCGCCCGTGCCATGCGTCAGCACGTTTTCCGCGACGGTGCCGCAGAGCGGCTTGCGGGCCACGATGATCGGCTCCCAGGCGGGCTTCAGGGCCGTGCCCCAGCCGGACCACTGCGCGGCCTCTTGCGTGATCGCTTTGGGGTCGAGGACTGTGCCAGCGTTCAGCCTTGTCCATTCGTCCTGGGCGTAGCAGGTGCTGACAGACTTGCTGCGGACAGTCGATCGGCCTCGCTCCGCCCCTGCCGCCTTGTCGATCGCCTTGCTCACGTCGTGCGACTTCGGGAAGCCCGAGCCATAGACCCACATCACGCAGTCGCGGATCTCCCAGCCAGCATCCTCGATGGCACACGCGAGACGGTGATAGGTGCGGGTGCCGCCGAAGGCCAGCAGATGGGCACCGGGCTTCGCCACGCGAAGCGCTTGCGTCCAGAACTCTTCGCCTGGGACACCGTGGTCCCAGCCCTTGCCCATGAACGAGAGCCCGTAGGGCGGGTCGCACACCACGGCGTCAACGCTCTCGGCGTCGAGCGTTGCCATCACCTCGCGGCAATCCCCGTGGTGAACGACGAAGCTCATCGTGTCGCCTCCGCCGCGGCCTGGGCGACGGCCCGGTAAGCCTTCACCCACTTCGCCCGAGCGGCGGCATCGACCGGCCCGCCCTCGGTGCCAGCCTCGGCGTCGAGGAACCGCTTGATCTCATCGCGGACGGCAGGCTGCCGAGCCCCGAGCGAGACGCCACGGGTGCGAAGCTCCCGAGCGGCCCGTCGCAAGTCATCGAACGCGGCCCCGGTGCGGAGGCGCGGTTCGGCTTGGGAGCCGTCCCATTCGATCTGCCCGGCAAGCTCCTCGAGTAGGGCGGCAGTCGTGGCGGCATCGGCCGCAGCATCGACGCCGACGAACCGGCCGCGGAGATCGAGTCCGACCACCGGCGCGGGGCCGGGGGCGGGGGCGGGCGTTCCAGATTCACGAATCGAGAATGCGATCATCGCCCCAGCGGCGAGGATCGCCAGGAGCGTGAGCGGGTGCGGGCCAGACGACGGGGCGGCCGGGGTCACCAGCGGGGCCGGCAGCGGCGACAGCGGCGGCAGCCCGGCCGGGGCGTGCGAACGCGAGTAGAACACCCACACGACAGCGAGTGCGGCGAGTCCTATGGCGGTCGTCATGCGACGGGCTCCGGGGCGGCGGCACGGGTCAAGACGAGGATCTGTTCCAGAGCCCCGCCGGCGGCCGAGAGGACGAGTACGCGAACCGCCGGCCGCAGGATGAACCACACCGGCCACGCCAGCGTCGGCACGCACGAGTCCGCCACCGCGTCGAACAGCGTCCCGACGCACGACAACGCCCACGACTTCTTTGCTGCCCCGTCGAGCGTGTTGATCGTGTCGAGCCCGGCCACCGCCAGGCGGATCACCTCGACGGTCAGCGAGCCGAACTCGCTGACGGTCAGCCCGCCGGCAGACTTGAGCCGGGCACCGGCGATCAGAGCCAGGACGGCGGATTGAAGCTGATCGGGAGTCATGTCAGTACCCCGCTGGGCCAGTTGTTGCAGTTCCTGCAATCACAATCGAATAGGCGACGGAGCCGGTCGGCCCGGTGGCGCGGATCGTCACCGCGCACTCGGTGCTCGTGACGCCCCAGGCATGAGTCTGCTGGACGCCGAGCAGCTCGCCGCCCGGCCCCACCTCGCCGGCGACGCGGCCCCAGCCGTTGGTGCCCGAGGGGCCGACGACGATCCGCGGGCCGGTGACCGTCTCGTTGTTTGCGATGCGCACGAGACGAACCTGCCGCATCGTCTGAACGCCGGTCGCACCCTGGATGGTGTCGGCGAGCGAGAGCAGGTCGAGCGTCTCGGACGCGCCGACCGCCAGCGAGCGATTGGACACCCACAGTTGGTCGGCGATCGGCCCGGAGACGCTGTTGAGCGGCATGGCTGACGACACGGAGACGGCCCGCGTCGAGCTGCCGACGGTGCCCGTCTGCGTTTGCGTCAGGCTCGTGGTCGTGGAAACGATCCCGTCGAGAGAGTCAGGAGGCATCGATGTTCTCCGTGCGTCCCCGTGCTATCGCTCGCCGGACTTCGGCCACCGTCCAGCCGAGCCGGTAGGCGATCACCTCGATCTCGCGGTCCGTCCGCTCAGGTCGGGAAGTAATGCGGCCCGACTTCTCGCCTGCTGTCAGCAGTCGCTCGAGCGACACGAAGTCGCCGGCGGATGCCACCGCTTCCCGGCCGTTGGGTCCGGTCCGCCAGTGAGTCGGCCGTACGATCATGTGCCACCTCCCACCACGCTACGGCTCACCCGTCACCGGCAGCAGGGGGTGCGGACGCCTGGCACTCGGCGAGACACGCCGCGTAGCCGGCGAGGTCAACGGCGTTGTCCGGGTGGGGCCGCGGCCCGAGGTCGCGGGCCAGCTTGTCGAGCAGCATGATCCGAGCCCAATCGGACGTGGTCAGCGGCCGCTTCAGGAC